TGCTTTACCTTATCCCAAACAAAGTTATCCCTGTTGTTGATGTTTAGGTGTGTACGCACCTGCTTACCTGTATCGTCAAACATCTTCTTTGCCTTGAACGCAACAGTTGGCAAATAGAGGCATCTTCCCAACTTACGTGCAACTTTCTGTGTGTACGAATCAACATGCCAATGCCAAAAGAAAGGTGGAGCCAAGTAGCCTAGTGTGTTAATCCAATTTTTGTGTACAGCAAAGTGTGCCGCGGGTAATGGCTTGTCTGGCCATAGTTTTATTTTATCTGTTAGGTTCAGTGTGCCTTTTGTTCTACCGTCACTAGGTACAACCATTAGAATCTTGTCCTTGTATTCGTCTATTTGCTTTTTTATTTTTTCATCCCATCCTGTTGTTTGCACTTGCACATCGTCACCCATTAACATCACAATGTCATTCTTAGCTTTCTTTGCCATTAGATTCCAACTGTAACAAGTCGATTGATTTGGCCCAACTGTGTAGTGCTTTTCGTCCAGTAAATCTTTGTACTGTTCTAATGTGGGATCGTCATCATTAAGATAGAAAAGGAATTCTGTTTCACCCTGTTGTGTTTCAGTAGCTGTGTCTACTAATCTCTTTGCTAGAGTAGGCCTGCCTCTCGATGGACAACAAAAAGAAATCATATTAGTTTATTCTTCCAGGTATCCGGTGTCTTATCGTTAATAATTTCTAAAGGTAAGTGATATTGAAATTTCTTTGTGCCTCTGGATCTAATGTATTCAGCAGTCTTTCTAACAGACTTTCTCATGTCTGTTGCTGTACTATACCCTAATAAATCTCTTGCTTTGTCTGACGAACACACTGCTAGTTTGACCTCCTTTGGTCTGTCCTTGTGATGTATAGGATCTAGATTAATGCCTGTTTCGTTGGCACATGCCTCTGCTAACTCGTTGATTGTTATAGGTTCTTCGTCTGGTCCTATGTTAATAACTTCGCCAACAACATTGTCTTGGAATGCAAGTGCGTTCAAACAATACAAGCAATCGTCGATATAACTGAAACATCTTTGTTGCATACCATCACCGTATATAATAGGTTGTTTGCCTTGTAGCATTCTGTTCAACATGATAGACATTACATTTCTAAACGGATCATCGTACTTCTGTCTTGGACCAACTATGTTGTGTGGCACAGCAATAACATATTCTACACCATGTGTTTCGCATAAATTTCTCAATACATCTTCCCCGGCCTTCTTTGCAATACCATATGGATCTTGTGGACGACATTCGTAATCTTCTTTGTACGGCATCTTATCATGGTGCCCATATCTTGCCATGCTTGAACAATACACGATACGTTTAACCTTGTTCCTTATGGCCGCTGTAATTGTTGTAACAGATGCTTCAAAAATATTTCTCGTAACAAGCACAGGAGAAAAAACAGAGAGCCCTTCGTAGGCAGTAGCGGCAGTGTGATATACTATGTCACAACCTTCCATAGCTTTGGTCATGTTTTCTAAATTGCAACAGTCCACTTGATGAAATTCTACATTTTGGGGGACATTATCTGTGTAACCACCAATCATGTTATCATTGCCAGCAACAGTGTGGCCTTCGGATATCATTAAGTCTGCTAGATGCGATCCTAAAAATCCTGCTACACCTGTAATGAAAATCTTCATATGTCTATTTACGTTACCCTTTTTTACGCCATACAACATCCGGCCATACTTTGATCATTTCCCTGTATCCTTTTCCGGCAAGATAGTTTTCAATTTCTAAATTACTGCTACCGTATTTCTTTGTGTTGTTGTTTAATTCTATCATGAGATACTCGACATTTAGTAAAGTGTCATTAGCACCTTTCAGGACCTCCATTTCATATCCCTCAACATCAATCTTTATCAGGTCTACATCTTTAAGATTTAAACTGTCTATAGTTGTCATGGGTATCGTGCCATCTCCGACCACACGTTTCGCTTGTGTGAAATCATCTTTAGATAATGATATCATCTTTTCTTCATTCCCAACAGCAAGTTGATGTGTTTCAACGTCTTCTGAACAATTCTTTACAAGGCATTCGTAGTGTATGGGATCTGGTTCAAAAGCAATAACTCTGCCACAGAACTTATTCATAGCCATGGTCCATGTGCCCACCCATGCCCCGATATCTAATACATGATTGAACTTTACATCTTTATTTTTGCAGTAGGTAATAAGTTTTTCGAGACACTTGTTCTGTGTGAAACTTTTATCTTTTTTCCAATCTTCGATGTGTACATCATTCGATGGTACCCAGAATCCGTTAATTTTTTCAATTTGCATTCCAGATGTCCTTTACAACTTCCTGTAATTCATCGGCCCATGCCCGTTGTCCTGCTACATTTGGATGTTCATCTAGATCAGACACAGTAAGTTTTCTCTTTAAACACCACCCATGCTGGGCCTCATCAAAGCTACCTTGTAGTTTGTAAAAATGTTTCTGGTCCACCTGTTGCAAAAGTTTTTTGCATTCGTAGGTCAGTGGGTCGTCAAACCCGTTATGCAGTGCGTTGAACATCAGATATGGAACATTGTTTAATTTCAAGAAAGACTGCATGTACAGTATTTGTAAAGCTGTTCTAATTTGACCATCGGCCTCTAGTGCTGGAGTATAGTGTGTTTCTCCACGATATATCCATGGAGTGAACGGTAGATCCTTATAATAAGGAGGAGCTTCTGGATCAACCATTTTCCACGTGTGCCAATATGAGTTGTTACGGCTAGTTGTCAGTGCCTCACGCCTGTTGTAACTGGTCAGACCTATCAGCACAAATACTTTACGTCCCTTAGTCTGTGGTAATTTACGTGCTATCATCTCATTACTGACCCCGTTCTCTGCAATTTTTTTGAATTCTATTCCTAGTTTTTTTGCAAGAATTGAACCACACGTGTGCGGAGCTTCGGCATTCATTCCGTATTTCTTTTTGAAGTTCCCTCTGTTCATGGGAGCAGTTGCACCTGCACCGGATTTTATTCCTTTGATATATTCAGGCACACCATTGCCCATTGCAAAAGAACAACCAAAATGTATTAGAGTCTTCATTATAACATTCCTTTGTCCATTAGTATCTCAACTGCTTTGCCGTTCTCAAACTCCTCAGGAGTGAACTGCTGGTATGCTAGACTGTACAACCATTCCTCGGCGCCAACAAAAAACGGATCCTCTATGTCTGCCAGTTCTTGTCCTGCGATCTCCTTGGCGAAACTCTTGTTATCGGCTATGGTCGGAATGCCCATGCACTGTGCTTCTATGGCCGCTATAGAACAACTTGTGACCAAACACCAAGCATCTTTCAGATCTTCTGCTAGTGGGATCTTGGCCTCACTTGGTCCTGACGTGCCCCTGCCACGTGGCTTGTGTCGTATCCTAATAGGCCTGTCAGTGTAACGTTTGATCTGTTCAACCGTTTCCTCTAACCAGTTAGGTCTGTCTAAGTAGTTGTTTATACCATCCGAACTTGGACAAACTAAAATATATGACCCTTTGAAATTAGGTGCTTTTATTTTTATACCAAACTTCTCAAACCTATCAGATTTGCAATCCCTAATGTAACTGGCATGTATCTTGTTCTTACAAATACGCCAGTAATGATTATCTGATTGAAGATCATTATTATCAAATCTGCCAAAGTAAGGAGTGTCTGTAAACCAATATTCATGCTTACGTGCTTCCAGCTTTTTAATCATCTGCATGTTGTTGTTAACAAAGCCCCAATACATAGAGTTTGCTAACGGGTCTGTTGCAACACTGTTGTCTAGTGTCTTTACCTGCTCGGGCCATGACTTTTGCACACCATCGAACACTTCCCATGCCTTGCTTTTGTTATTATTAGATGGTGCGTAGATTGTTAGCATCTATAAATTCCTTTAGCTGTTCGGCCCAGTCTTGGTGTCCTATTGCCGATGGGTGCCAGTCATCAGGCGCACAATGTTGATTATTTTGTTCGGTGTAATCCTTATGTGATGTCTCTGGTTTGAAATATCTAGTCATGTCTATTGATCTATAGAGTGCTTTGACATCATCTGAATTTGTTTTTATCTCAGGATCTGATATTGTTTTGTACATCACATATGGATATTTCTTCAATTTGAAATAATTTTGTAAATTAAGTGTGGCTTCGAGGGACTCGTACTGCATCATTTCGTCCATATCTAAACTACAGGTATTAAAAAGGTATTTAAAAAATTTTTCAGTGTAGCGATTGATGTGTGGCTTGTATGTTCTCCAAGATGTTTTAAGTTGAGGAAATTTGTGTTTTTTGTATCCGTCGGTCGTTGGTATATCAAATCTCTGGCCAGATGTTATACCAATTACAAAAAAACATTTTTCTGCTATTTCTTTATTACTCTCACACCAAACTTTGGTTGTGATACTACATCTCTTGTTACCACGCCCTCCGCCTCCCAAATGGCACGCTGTTTCGAGACCCATCATCTTCGCTAGTTCCATTCCAACGTGTGTGTCGACGCCTTCCTTTGGCCTCTGCGTAAGAAAAGAACAGCCATTGGTAAAAATATGAGTGGGTTGCATAATATAATAATTAATTATACACTAAACAAACCCATGTCGCAACTTGTAAAAAACATTACCAGCATTAGATACTTCTTAGACAAATATGACATCATAGACAATTCATACGACATCAACATGAAATATCATGCAACAGTGCCAGGTAAGTTCACTAGCAATCCAACATTTGTTGCGGAATTTCACAACTGTTCAGTGAACAGTCTGCCAATATTGATTACAGAAGATAGGCACATGGTCACTGAGCACCTGTGGCCAATCCTAGACCGTTATAAGAAAAAACCAATAAAACACCATGGACTGTGGAACTCGTGGGGTGAGGAGATCAACATCGAGATGCCGGTAGTGACCAAGCAGTTTGATGGAACAAACAAGTATGTTTGGCTACCAATAGACAAGCATAGCACAGGTAATCCATGGCACATATGGATCGATGTTATTGGTAAGTTTAGGCTAATGGAAAAAAAATGGTCCACTAATTTCACAAAATACATTTACATACTGGCTAACCCTAGTCCATACTTTGACAAGGTGGCAAAAGAATTCTTCCCCAAATTGAAATATTATGTTATGCCGGAAGGAGAGACTTGGAGATTCCAACATCTACTGGCACCATCTATGAGCAACTGCAATGACGGGGTTGTGACACCACACTTGCCACCATGGCTACGTCACTTCAAGGGATCGTTTGGAATACCAGAGAACAAAAAACCATTTAGGAAAATTTACATATCTCGAGACAAAGCACACACTAGGAAATTAAACAATGCCAGCGAACTGTTAATGGCACTGAAAGGATGGGAGTCTGTCACACTTGAGGACCTACCAATAAAAGAACAAGTGAAAGTGTTTGCAGAAGCATCACACGTCCTTGCAACACATGGAGCGGGCATGGTCAATGCCCTGTGGTGTAGAGAAGGAACAAAGATAGTTGAGATACAAGACGGAAAAATGTTACACAAAAAAGTGTATCCGTTGCTATCAAACAGCTTGAAACTGAAGCACGAGATTTTTGTTGCAAAGACAACACCAATAGCAACAGATGGTAAAAAACCAAAGGGTGTGAAAAGACGAAATGATCTAATCAATTTTGATGTTGACATTCCTAAATTAATTAGACATCTAGACTGATATCACTTATAATATAACCATGTATTCATTATTACAGAAAAAACCAACAGTACAGACAGATCCTTACCCACACGTGATCATACAAGACGCCTTACCATGGGATCTCTACGAGGCACTAGAAAACAGTTTCCCAGAGTCAATGGTCTTGCAACAAAAAAATGCTTACGACAACAACATCTGTTATAGATTGAAGGCAGACAAAATATTGAATCCAAAAGAAAACATGCCTGGAGTATGGAAAGAATTCACAAAGTATCACACATCTGCGGAATGGTTCAACGAAGTAAATGAGCTATTCAAACCTTACATGCCAAACGTATTGCACAAGACATTCACAGAGGACGACTTGGGTGCAAGAGGTTGGGCAGACGAAAATAAAAACATATGGACTGATTGTCAATTGGTCATGCACAAACCCATAGAAGAAAAAACCACACGTACACCTCACATAGACAATCCAATGGAGATGTGGGCAGGATTGTTGTACATGCCGTATCCAAATGATCAAAGTACAGGTGGAGAATTCCAAATTTATTCAACACAGTCAAATGTGCAGAAAGTTAACAAGAAGGCCGGAAGGCAAATTTATGATAGTGACCTTGGCACTGTAGTCAAAACAATACCTTACAAGAGGAATACATTTGTGATGTTTGCAAATAATTCACCTAACACTGTACACGGAGTATCTCTGAGACAAAATGCAACACTCAACAGGAGAAGCGTGAACATAATTGGAGAATTCAAAAGAGGTTATTCAACAATGTACAACGTGCAAGAGGTAAGATAATGAATTATGCTGTGAGAACTGAAAGGCCCAACACTGAAAAATATGTCGAGAGTGCGTCAAGGGGAATTACAAACTGTAAACTTACAAACTACGAAACAGTGTTGAGTACAACTGATTTTGATAAAGTTGTGTTCATGGGAGTCTTGCGTGGTACACATCTAGTTTACAAACACTGTCAAGATAATAAAAAAGATTTCTACTACATAGACAGACCTTACTGGGGAGAAAGCAGGGCAACTCCTTACTGGATGAGATGTGTTAAGAATCAACACGTCAAAACATTTGTTGATCACAGACCAGATGATAGGTTCAAGATACAATACAAGGATGAGATAAAGCCTTTCCATAAAAACGGATCGTATGTGTTGGTAGTGCCACCTAGCCATGCCATGGCAGAGATGTTTGACGGTAAGGATTGGTTGGACAACACAATGAAAGTTTTAAAAGATAACACAGACAGAGAAATTATTGTGAGAGAGAAACCTTACAATCCTAAAGCGGTTATAGACGGAGAGGGAAAGATGGTGCCTGGTAAGAGTGCCAATAACAAACCGCCTAAGCCATTCGAGTGGGACAAGGTCCATGCAGTTGTGACCTTCAACAGTTCTATATCAATTAAAGCACTTACCAACGGCGTACCAGCGTTTGCTAACTTTGACAATCCTTGTTTACCAGTGTGTGAACAGGACTTCTCAAAGATAGAAACACCGAGATACGAGGATCCGAGACCTGTGTTGCACAGTCTTGCCTACAACCAATTCACACAGGAAGAATTTAGAAGCGGGTATTACATGGAGATATTAGATGGCAGATAGAATGAAATCACATGTAATTGAGAGAGTCAAACTAATAAGAGATTGGGAAAATAAGAACAATTTCAAAGAGGCAAAGGATCTCAAAGGATTCAAATTGTACAAAAACTATTTTGTTCCGGAATCTATTGCAAAGACTAGTAAGACCGTTTTGAGTTTTGGTGTGGGAGGCAATGTTGGATTTGAAAAGGAACTAGCATGGGACAACAAGGACATACAGGCCGAATTATATGACCCAACTCCAAGAAGTGTTGCATTGATACGTACAATTATACGAGGATCAAGTAGAAAAAAAATTAGAGACGAGTCAGATTCTTCTGGTCATCAAAACGTGTCCATTTCAAAAAGACTACATTTTAACCCTGTCGCATATGCCCAGGTAAACGGCACACTGCCTTTCTACTACGATCCGGAACGTGAGCCGGGGCAGTTAAAGATAAACGGGAAGAAGAGGAGCAAGGAGGAAGTTGTACGTAACCTAGAACAAAGTTACTCCCTAGTAAAAAGACAAGAACACTTTGAGTCCGTGGATGTAAAGGCTAAAAATTTAGAAACTATAATGAGAGAGCTTAACCTATCAAGTGTTGATATACTCAAAGCAGACATAGAAGGCTTGTGGTGGGAGTTTGGTCATGAGTTGTTAGACAAGAAGATTGACTTTAAGTTCCTAGCAATGGAACTTGAGTTAAATTTTGAGAAGGATGAGAAGGTCGAACCAGCGTTGGAGAAAGCACAGATACTATGCGACAAGTTCAAGGTAAACAACTATGATGTCGTGATAAACAGGAAAAGAGACAAACTGATGTTGGAAATGCTTTTTATAAGGAAAGATGCATATGAAAGTTGAGATATTTAGAAGGACAGTGAAGGACAGGCGTAGAGGTGCCAGTTGGGATCTACTGCAACACATGGCCACGGGAATCAAGGCATGTGGCGACCAACCGGTCATTGTAAACGAAAATAAAGTAGGACCATGGGATAAAAACGAAATGGAACCTACGGCACCAATTGGATGTATGTTTGGATACGGAGGAACTAACCAGATGCACCACACGAAAGGACGCAGAAGAGACCTAGTAGAACGTGCAAAGAAGAAAGGCATACACATAATAACATTCGACGGTGGAATAATGTCCAGCTTTGGCAACACAATAACAGATGCCAATCATCACTGGCGTGTGGCACTGTACTCACCAATGAACAACGGAAACTTCTTAAGTGACAACAGTCCCCCTGACAGATGGGAAAAAATGAAAAAGATTTGGGATATAAACTACGCTCCATGGAGGAAATCAAATCAAAAAGACCCGATACTGTTTGTGCTACAACCACAGGACAACTGGAGCATGAACGAGCTAGATCCTATCAAGTGGTTTAATGATGTGTATGAAAAACTGAGGCCAATGACAGACAGAAAATTTATAGTTAGGCCACACCCCAATCATGTTGCCGCAATAGAGAAAAGAATAAACGAATTCCCCGCAGATGTACAGGTAGTGATAGGACAGAAGTTTTTCAAGGGAGATGAAAAAAAGCATTATAGATTCAACTACCAGGACGCATTGAATAATTGTCATGCTGTTGTTACTCACAATTCTACTGCCTGTATCGATTCCTGCATTCGTGGAATCCCTACCTTTGTTACCTCAGATCTTGCACTCGCTTGGCCTGTAGCAAACAAAGATCTATCAAACATAGAAACACCCGAATACCCTGACAGGGATCAATGGGTGTACGACCTTGGTTACAAACAATGGACCGAGGCAGAGATAAAGGACGGTACAGTGTTCAAGAGATTCAAAAAGAAATTAGGATTATAATATGTGTGGGATATACGGAATAACAGCAAAGGATCCTGAGTTTATACAAAGCTTCATAGACATTTGTAAGCACAGAGGACCAGATGGAGAGAGTGTTTGGACATCTGACACAGTCACGCTAGGACACAATCTTTTAAGTATAATGGCATCACCCGATCAGTCACAACAGCCATGGAAGACCCCCAAGGGCAACATGCTTGTGTACAACGGAGAGATATTCAACTACTACGAACTAAAAGAAAAATATAAAGACTTTGCCGACACGACTGGTTGCGACACAGAGCTACTTGCTTGGGGGTTAGACAAGTTTGGGTTAAACTTTATTGATGAGATAGACTCCATGCATGGGTTTGCATATTATGAAATTGATGAGAACAAAATCACATTGAGCAGAGATCATGCAGGTATAAAACCTGTTTACTATGCAGAGATAGACGAGGGATTAGTGTTTGGATCAGAGATAAAGGGCATGTTGGAAAAGGTGCCAAATGCACGTACTATTAATCAGCTGGCCATGAGTTGTCTTGCATGGACCGGTATCAATGCCACACGTAATACTGTGTTCAGCGGGATAAAGAAATTGTTAGCAGGGGAGACTAAAGTTTACGATATCAAAAATAAAAAATTTGTAGAAACAAAAAGAGTATTCATAAAGCCAACAAGCAATCACAAGTTCAACGCTAAGGAATTTAAAGACATGGCCAGGAAGACTGTGAAGATGTGTAGCATAGGAAAAAGAAAGATAGGGGTGTTCTTAAGTGGCGGCCTGGACTCAAGTCTTATTGCACATGAACTAAACATGATAAGTGGACCTGCAGTAACGTTTACGAACAAGATGAAACCCAATATTATCACAGAAGAAAACTTCAACAGCGATGCCGATGCGGCCGAGAAACTGGCAAAGGTAGAAGGCTACAATCACACAGTTGTTAAGATCACACCAGACAATATCATAGACAGTTGGGATGATTCAATATACTACATGGAGCAACCCATGTACAACCAAAGCATTGCCATGTACTGTTACACCAATAAAGTTCTGCATGACAACGGTATTGTAGTGACAATGGCCGGAGACATGGGAGATGAGATATTGGGTGGATATCCCAAGTACTGGAAGATGAGACAACCGGATTATCTTAAAAAAATGATAGGTAAAGAACAATTGGAGTCATGGGACGATGTTTTAGCTTTATGGGTGCAGAGGATCAAACGTCCAATCTCAGGCACTACAATGGGTGCAACACTATCAAGAGAACAAGTGTGTGAAGAACTTAAAAAATGTTATCCGGATGACCTATGGAATCCTGAGGATCCGGTAGCTTCATACATGGCGCTGGATTGTGTCACACAGGTACCCGAGGAATTCTTTAACAGGAATGATAAATTTGGAATGGCATATGGCATGGAAGGTAGATTCCCCTTAGCAACAAAGATGTTCATGGAGTACTGTATGAGTATACCGGTCTCGGATAAAATAGGAGGCAACAAAGCAAATACAAAAATGCCAACTAAAAAAGCATATCTAAATCATTTGCCGGGTTTCATTATTAAAAAAGAAAAGACAGGATGGACAGTGCCACTGGGGTATTGGTTAACAAAAGCTACTAGCACAAGACTACTTGACTTTTACAACAAAGCATTAACAGGCGAGGGCGGTCTTGATATCGTAAAGACCAGTCAGAAAGCAGGCAAGGCACTTGTGCCAGCATGGATAATTAACGACTGGATAAAAAAATATAAAATAAAATTATGATATACAAAGTAATAACAACCTTCAAACCAGGCAATTGGGACAGGTATGCAAAAAGGATGGTTCAGTCTGTGTTGGACAGGTGGATAGGTGCCGATGTTACAGTGTACTATCAAGGTCAGAAACCTACAGATTTTGAACACGATGTGACATGGATAGACATAGACAAAGCAAACACAGGACTGCAAAAGTTCCGAGAGCACTACAAAAATGATCCTGTCGCGATGGGAAAACTGAACGAAATACCAGGAGGAGTGAGGCGTTCGCCTAGGTTAGCAACAGAAGGCGGGCTTGATGCAAAGAAAGAATCATATCTGTGGGACGCAGTCAAGTTCAGTTATAAAGTGTCTTGCGTAACACATGCTGTAAAGTCTTATACAGACTACGATTACGTGATATGGATAGATGACGATACATACACATTCCGAGATATACCTATGCAATTTATAGAAAGCATATGTCCTAACGATACACTAGTGACGTATCTAGACAGAGAAAATGATCGTGGTAGTAACAAATATCCTGAGTGTGGACTTGTATGTTACAACATGAAACACAGCTTGGTACAAAATTTTGTCAATGACTGGGAAAAACTTTACACATCTGCAGATATATTTGAACTTTTGGAATGGCACGATTCATATGTGTTCTGGCACCTAACAAAAAAATACAGACAGAAGCATTCAGCAAAAGTACATGACATAGGCTATTCAAAAGGAGTGAAGGGTCATCATGTGTTCGTAAACAGTGAACTTGGACAGTACATAGATCACTTCAAAGGCGACCGTAAAGATTCAAAAAGTTCCAAGGCAGATGACATAAGAAAAACACCGGAACTAAAAAAAATAGACTACTGGAAGAACAGATGAAAGTAAGTTGCTTTACAGATTATGGACCATTAAATTCTAAGCCTGTGTTCGAGGCATTTATAAAAAGTATGAGGCAGGCAGGGGACACTGTGTTTGTCAACAAGGACGACGGACAGTGTGATGTTGCTGTTATATGGTCGGTGTTATGGCAGGGTAGAATGGCAAAGTATCGTAACATATGGAATTCCTATAGGAATAAAAATAAACCTGTCGTTGTGATAGAAGTGGGCGGCATAAAAAGAAACGAGACATGGAAGATAGGAATCAATGGTGTTAACAGAGAAGCCGACTTTGCTAACGACAGCGTAGATGCAAACCGTTGGAAAAAGTTTGGCATAGAAATGAAGCCATGGAAGCAGACAGGCAATAACATAATATTATGCGGACAACACACAAACAGTCACCAGTGGAGGAACAACCCTCCTATGTCATCATGGTTCAACCAGCAGATCACAGAGATAAGGAAGTACACCAGTAAACCGATTGTAGTCAGACCGCATCCTAGGAATCACGTTGCAATAGATGTTGCGAAGTACAAGGATGTAAAGATAGTAGGTCCCAAAAGAGATAGGAACACATACGACGACACTGACCTTACAGAGAGATTGAAGTCAGCATGGGCAGTGATAAGTCACTCAAGCAATCCTGCCATGACCGCGGCATTCTCAGGCATACCCGTATATGTTTCGGAGGCCAGTCTAAGCTATGATGTTGGTAATAAATCATTTGAAAATATTAACAATCCTAACATGCCCGATAGACAACACTGGGCAAATAAGTTAGCATACACAGAATGGTGGACAGATGAAATACAACAGGGGCTACCATGGAACAGAATTAAAAAGAGACTAGAGGAGAAGTATCTATAATGGCAATAACAATTAACGGTAAAACAATTGGTGGCCCAACACCAATCGAGCCTATAGAGTGGCAACAGTATCAGGGCGAGACAGTCAACACACATCTCATAATACGTAAGGGAGAAAGGATACAAGAGACTGCTTTCTACGAAGACAGAGTAAAAGCAAAACCACACGGCAACGCATACTGTATAGGAAATGGCCCTTCACGTAAAGGCTTTGACCTGGCTAAACTCAAAGCCTCAGGACAGACATACGGGTGCAATGCACTGTACAGAGATTTCATGCCTGACTTTATTTTTTCTGTTGATTCTCCAATAACGCTAGAAATGGTTAAAGAGAAAGTGTACGAGAAATCGATGCATTATGCACCTTCATTGGAAGTGAATAGACACCCTAGGGGCGGACCTCCATACCTACATCTGATACCAAATAACCCGCACTGGGTGACCGGCTCTTCGTCATTCTGGACAGCAGGAGTACACGGACACAAGAACATCTACCTAGTGGGATACGATTTCAGAGAATATGGATCGGGTGAACTAAACAACATCTATCAAGACACAGAGAACTATGGTGAAAGAAACGGCGGAGACATAATGAACGGATGGCTGAAGCAATTCAGAGACATGCTTAAGATGAGGCCTTATGTAAATTACACTGTGGTACATGATGATCCTCCGGAGTACTTACATTACCTACAGACAGGCACCGACCTAGGGAACAGTAATGTTATAAGTTACAAAGAGTTTGAAGATACTGTACTAACCAGTTCTTGAAAGATTTAATCCTGCTAATCTAAATTTATTTCTAAAGGCAAAGAAGTTAGCGTTGTGATTTGAATACGGATCTTGTATTATAGTCATTTGGTATAGGTGCACCATCTCATGTGCCAGTGTCTCAATGAAGTCTCTCCATGTAGGATATTTTGAATGTAGTTCTATAGCAAAATCAATTTCACATTTACCATACGGGATCACACTCTGATCAAATGTACCTTTCCTGCACTTCCTATTATCCCAATTGGCCCAGCATCTTCCCCAGTCCCCGGTCATTCTCAAGATATAAAGAGGAACAGTTGGTAATTTACTGTTGAATAATCCTGTGTTCAACTGATTGAACCAGTAGTTTGCAAGTGATACTGTGGGTTTGAATCCTGTGATATTCTTGCGTCTAGTCAGAGTATTTTCTAACTTGATCTGTAATATTTTCCTTTGGCTGTATTTTTTCTTCTTTATTTTTTTCATGGTTGACTATATTACCAAGTATGCTATAATATACTAATAATTATCTAATTTACCGGAATCTAAAATGCACACAGATATGCCAAAAACAATTAACGAAGCACTTAAAATACTAGCATATAATGATTATTTTTGGTCAGATCCCCAAGCGACTCTAAAAAGCCAAATCAAACCACACCCCAAGGATTACGAAACAGTGAGATCTTTAGCAGAATCACAGTATGCATGGACAGAGAAACAGGCCAGATTAGCATTAGTGATACTCAAAAGATACCTTACAAAGTTCCAGGCCCACAGCATGGATATCAAATCACTACTTGACAAACCAGAATACGAGGACGAGTTTCGTGTAATCAGTTTTGACAAGAGTATAGAGAAATACACAGACGATGACAACATTGATAGAATAGAAATGAAATTTCCTTACAACAAGAAAGTCATACAACTTATACGTTGCATGAAGGACAAACGTGACATGCCAGCGGGTTATAACCAGTATGACGGTGATAGAAAGCTATGGACTTTCCTACACTGTGATGTTACTGCCTACTATCTAACTCTTATTGCAGTGAGATATGATTTTAAATTTAGTGACAACACCCTATTGAAAGATTACGAAGAGATAAAGAAAGAGATCATAGGACATCGAAAACCGTCTGCAAAAGTAATAGGAGATGAAGTAGTGTTGAGTGATGCTCCTGAATCATTACAGGCATACTGGGATCAACACATAAAAGAGATGCCAGCTCTGCATCAAGTAGATTCATTGAAGAACTTTTACATACCAACTAGCGGTATTGATGTAAGTGCGGAAACAGAGATAGGTCACAAGATTGCACACAATGATTACCACAAGTTATGGATTGACTCAAAAACATTCTCTAAGAAAGATGTAGTAAGAGGCCTACTCGAGCTTGATTGCTTTCCTTTGATGATGCCTGTGAGTGGTGACATACACATGAAGGATGATGTAAAAGATTTTTGGGAATGGTTGAATGCATTCAAGGCATTTGGAATTGACATACTGAATGATTGCTCATGGGGGTTCGATGTTAAGGAACCAATGTATTCTAAAGACTATAAAGATGGAATGGCAACTGAAAGAACCACCTTGATAAACAACGACAGTCCGCAAGAGTTTTTCCAAAATTTATACGAACTACACCAAATGAGTAAACAGTTCAAACTTATCAGTCAAAATACCAAAATTATATTTGTAAGGAACAGAATACCAAGAGCATTGATAAAAAGTAAAATAAAACCAAAGGCATCATTGGTTGCACTGGGCGGTGGTTATTATGCCACAGGCACAGACAACTTAAAAAGAATGCTTGAAAATCTTCCAAAAAAGTTGTATTATAGTGATCACCAACCGAGTAGTTGGGATTGGCATGATCATATAATAGTGAAACTTTAAAAATGAGCAGTTGTAAATTAGTAATAAAAGACGAAGTGAACGTGAAGTTCGAGAACCTATCTCTCGAATGGAGGAAGAGACTCTCTAATAAATTCAAATACGAAATACCATATGCTAGACATCTTCCAGCAGTAAAGCTAGGCAGATGGGACGGTAAGGTTTCGTTCTTTGGACTGGGCGGCACAACTTACTTAAATCTAGTTGACCAAATACTTCCCATACTGGATGAGGGCGGTGTGTACATAGATGTAGAAGATCAGAGGGAGCAACACAACTTTGAATTCAAAGCAGTAGACAAAGATTATCTGTCACACATAAAATGGCCTGATACTCATCCAATGGCGGGACAGTCAATAGAATTAAGAGACTATCAGGTAGAGACCATAAACAAGTTTATAGAACATCCACAGAGCATTCAAGAGATTGCCACTGGTGCAGGTAAGACAATCATCACAGCGGCACTATGCCAGTTAGTCGAGCCATATGGAAGAACACTGACTATCGTTCCAAACAAAAGTCTTGTGACACAAACAGAAGAAGACTTCCTTGCATGTAACCTCGATGTAGGAGTGTACTATGGTGACAGAAAAGAGCTAGGTAGGTTCAACACAATAGCAACGTGGCAGTCATTGAACGTGTTGGAAAAAAAAAGTAAAGACGAACATTCAGAAGCATTTGCAGAAGCAATAAAAGGAATTAACACAGTAATAATAGATGAAGTACACATGGCTAAGGCAGATGTTCTTAAAAGATTGCTAACTGGACCATTCGCACACTGTGGTATACGTTGGGGACTAACAGGCACTGTTCCAAAAGCAGATTATGAATTCATGGGATTGAAATGTAGCATAGGTGATGTGTCCCATAGGATACAGGCCAGCGAACTGCAAGAAAAAGGTGTACTAGCAAACTGCCATGTAAATGTTTTACAAACACAGGACCACCCACAGTTCAAAACATACGCAGAAGAATTAAAATGGTTAACAACAGACAAAGTCAGAATGAAATGGGTAGCGAACACTATAAAAGATGTTTCGTCATCAGGCAACACATTAGTACTTGTTGATAGAATATCAGCAGGACAAATATTACAAGAACAACTAGATGATTCAGTTTTCGTATCTGGGTCAACAAAAAACATGGATAGAAAGGAACAATATGATGAAGTATCTACTGCAACAAATAAAATTATTATTGCCACATATGGAGTTGCCAGTGTTGGTATTAATATTCCTCGTATTTTCAATCTTGTTCTCATAGAGCCCGGCAAGTCGTTTGTCCGTGTAATACAGAGCATAGGTCGTGGCATAAGGAAGGCCGAAGACAAAGATAATGTGCAGATATGGGACATTACCAGCAGTTGTAAGTTTGCAAAACGACACCTGGGAGCAAGGAAAAAGTTTTATAAAGAGGCCAATTACCCGTATAATATAGAAAAAATAAATTATGAAAATCCATACAGTGGATGATAGTTATTTTAAATACTGTATATGATTACCAATGTATCATTAACATACGAACAACCTTTTAGATGTAAATGTGTCTGTGACAACAAAGTAATAGGTGAAACATTCAATCAAAAGCATCATTACTTTGATCTTCCGGACATGGCTGAGAAACTTATCTTGGAGTTCGAGCCTTTCAAAATACGGCCTGATCTAAGATTAAATAAAATTTTAGTGAACACAGGAGTTGGCAAAGTTGATGTTTATGATCACAAATACGAAATGACGTTGTCAACAAAGTGGTTAGAAACATATAGCCAAAGCATTATAGATTCAAAACAAGAATATTTAAAAAAACAAAACCTAGGGAAAAATGCTGATCCGGAGAAGGAGAAGAGATGGTTCGAAACATACAACCTGTCCCAGCAAGAGAAAACATTCGCATACTATAATAAAGAACTCCAAGAGATAATGGATAATTTAAAATGAAATCTGCCTTATTAGTTAATCTACCAAAGTACGATCTCCATGCAACGCCCGCCGCGATAGGCATACTAAGATCCATGTGTGAGGCAGAACATTTTGATACAAACACGCTTGACTTCAATGTTTATCTTTACAACAACTTGACAGCAGACGAATGGCTAAAGGTGGACCACTGGTGTAAGTTTCTCACAGATACCATACCAAGAGAGCTTGAAGGAAAAATAATAAGACTATGGGACAAAGCTGTGCAAGAACACTTGCCAGATAGCTGTGAATACATGATGATATCTGTGTTTTCATATTGGACCATGTACATAGCCAGACTGCTTATTACACACGAATCAAATAAATTACGTCCCTACAAGTTAGTTGTCGGAGGCAACGGATGTAGTAGTAAGTTTCCAGATACTGACATATATTTTGAAGAATGGAATAAAAAAGAAAAATTTATAGAACACTTGTTGATAGGCGAAGGAGAGAATCCATTAGCAACGCTTCTATCAAATGGAAAAATAAAGTACGACGAATCAAATTTAGATTCGTATCCATTCCCCTCATACGGCGGTGTAAAGTTTGATGACTATTCAGAAAAGAAACTGTACATCACAGGTTCGCGTGGCTGTGTGAGAAAATGTAAGTTCTGTGATATAGGTAACATATGGCCTAAGTTTAGATTCAGGTCTGGGCAATCTTTAGTGGACGAAATAAAGAAACAAGTCAGCGAACACGGTATAAAGACATTTGAATTTACAGACAGTCTTATAAACGGTTCTGTGTCACAGTTCTACAAGTTCAATGAGATAATGGCAAACGAAAAACAAAAGAATAATGATCTAAAAGACGTAACATACATGGGACAATTCATTTGTAGGCCTAAAAGGCAAATGCCTGAACATCATTATGAAGCCATGTACTACGCTGGTTGTAAACAGTTGACCATAGGGATAGAAAGTTTTTCTAATTCTGTTCGAGACCATATGGGTAAGAAATTTGGCGATGCAGATGTACAATACCATTTAGAACAATGTGCCTATTGGAATGTACCTAATATATTTTTAATGATAAGCGGTTATCCTACCGAGACCGATGCCGACCATAAGAAAAATTTAATGGACCTAGAAAAATATTCCATGTATGCTAAACTAGGCATCATCGAATTAATAAGCTGGACTCCGATGCACCTGATACCAGACACACCTATAACTTCACCAAAGATGATGGAACACTTCAAGTTCTACATGGAAGAGAACAAAACACTTACTAATCATAACGATCATATGCCTACTGCTTCCTTCCTATGGTCTACTCCTGCAAACAAAAGCAATAATCCAAAAACTAGATTGCTTAGGTTAATAGACGTGTTAAAAATAGGCGACGAGCTGGGATATAACCAACCAAAAATGGAAGATGACTTCAAGCAGTTGGTTAGATTATCAGAAAATTATAAAAATAAAAAACAAAATCTACTGTACAACTAGCAGATATTTCGTTATAATATAGAATGAAAATCCTTACACTTGATAACAGAACATACAAATTAGAAAAGATACCAGAGTGGGTTGACGAAAAACTTAGGTTTGCAGTGCTGGATAATTCAGATCCAGCAAATCCAGATTTCTTCTACATACCATTAATATTCCTAGAGAGCTTTAATGCTCCGGCGGCGGTTTTAGAAATTGGTAAATGGAAAATAAAGATGCCGTTGGATTGGAAGATGTTGATTGGAGAAGCAGGCCAATCCGAGATGCACGTGTTACCAATCACAAGTTTGAACGACAGAGGGTTTGATGCTTTCACATTCAATCCATTATCAAGTCCAAAACCAGACTTCCATCCAATCGATGTTGTAGACATCTATACGGAAGTAAAATGGTACTTTCCAAAGATCAAGTCAGGACAGATGTTGGCCGTGCCGTTGAGCAATGGACCTAAACCTATGTGTGCTTACTTCGTAAAGGATATTTCAAGACAGTGCGAACAGGTGGACTATGGCTCAGTCTGGTAGGAAGACAATAACAATAGACGCACCAATCATGATAACCAATAACAAGATTGCGTTATGGACAGATGAGAATTGGATGCACGACTTCTTTGATTTCATAAAAGAAAACAAATTTAAGATTTCAGGTATGAATCACCTACAAGATAAATTAAAATTAACATTCGTGAATGCAAAGGAATGTACAGTATTTGGATTAAAATATGCCGGCAGAAAAAAATAGAAAATTTTTTGATCTGAGAAACGGACTCAAGGCCGTTGACTTCAGAAACAAGGACTACTTCGACAGGATAGACGACAAGGAGAAATCCTTGTATTCACCATACATGTTGATGAGATATGTGGCCAGCACATCGTCCAAAGACAGATTCTTCGTAGAACATTACATAGAGATGGTGAACGAATGCGTGAACAAGCATTGTTTCACTCTAGGCAAACACAAGAAATTACTCTGGGTACTGACGGCCATGTGTGGATCGCTACAACAACAATTCCATCCATGGATCAAACCAATGAAGCGTGTACCAAATAAAAGTTTAAAGAAACTACAACAGATATATCCAACGTGGAAAGAGACGGATCTCGAGACCTTGGACAAAGTAATAACGGATAGAGAACTTGAAGAACTGATAGAGGCACATGGCATCAACGAATAAATGTACATACTGTGGCAAAGAGTTCGCAAAGGAACGTACACTACAAGTACACTTGTGTGAACCTAAACGAAGATACCTACAACGTGATGAGAAATGGGTAGTAAATGCATTCATGGTGTTCCAGAGATTTTATCAGATACATCAACACAATTCAAAAACAAAAACATATGAAGACTTTTGTGGGAGTTCTTATTACAATGCGTTTGTGAAGTTTGGTAGATTCATCATGCATATCAATCCATTGTACCCAGACAAGTATATAGATTACGTGTTACAGTCAAAGGTCAAACTTGATCATTGGGCTAGAGATGATCTTTACGAGCTATATCTCATAGAAGCATTAAAGTCAGAGCCAGTGGAGTCTGCACTACAAAGAAGTATTGCATCAATGATGGATTGGGCCACAGAACAGAATGCTCAATGGAGTGACTACTTCAGACTTGTCAATACCAACAGAGCGGTGCAACACATCCAACAGGGAAAGATAAGTCCATGGTTATTACTAGGTTGTAACGCAGGCAAAAGGATGTTAAAATCATTTAACGACGAACAATTACAGATGATAGAAAAAATTATAAACCCTAGCTTTTGGATGTCAAAACTTAAAAGTTATCCAGCCGATCACATGCTGGTGCAGGACACGGCAAAGGAGGCCAAGATTGTCTAAAATAGATATAGATCATACAGACGAGTTAGACTTTGTTGATGGTGATAGTTGTGTTATCATAAGCAAGAGCGGAGAGATAAGAAAAATTATAGTACCAAAAATGGACACGGCGATGACAAACAGTTCAGGATACAGAGCATTACTAGATGTGATAGATCTATTACAACCCGGTTCGAGGGAAGAGTTTATCAAACGTAACGAGAAAGACAAAGGGAGTGTACACTAATGCCTGATGTAGACATAGATTTCGTTGACAGGGACAGCACATTAAAATTGTTCAAGCACACACCTGCATCGATGATCAAAGACGGCAAGTCCGAAAAACACAAGACAGGGGTGTACTTCCATGCTGTACCAGAACACCCTATCACAGGGCACGCTTCGTTGGATTACAAGAACGCAGAGGACAGAGGGTACTTCAAGATAGACTGTTTGAATGTCAATATCTACAAGGAAGTCAAATCAGAACAGGAACTTGTTGAACTGATGATACAGGAGCCAGACTGGGACATGTTGAACGATCCAAAGATAGTTGAAAACCTTTTCCACCTAAATGGCCATTACAACATAGTGTCCAAACTACAACCAAGAACCATAGAGCAACTGGCGGCAGTGTTGGCAATAATACGTCCTGCCAAGAGACAGCTGATGTACAAAGAGTGGGAAGAAATAACAAGGGAAGTATGGACTAAACCCACTGACCGATCCTACTTCTTCAAGAAGTCACATGCAGTGGCTTATGCACAGGCAATTGTGGTACAGATGAATTTGATAGCACGTGCTAAATATAGCTTTAGTGCAACACAAGATTAAAAAACTCGCTAAAAAACTCTCCAAAAAATTTAAGAAGCCTATCCAAAAGATATATCCAAGTGAATGTAATGATTCTTATCAGCCAAATAGTCCGCTGACCATATATTATAAAAAGTATATTGAAAAAGATAAAAGTTAGATAGGTCTTCTAACTAGCTGAATTGTTTTACGCTTGACTCGTTTGTTAAAGATTTCAGACAATCTCACAGTTGGTCCATGTACAATCTCAACATCTTTGGAATTTAAAGTTACTAGAGTTGTCCTAAAGTAACGAAAGTCACCTTTAAGAAAAATATTGATTGGTAATTTTCTGTTAGATTCATGCCACCAAATTTCCCCACACTTCAAGAATTTCATCTTATCTACCGGAGAGTACAACCTGCCATAATCATAGAAGCTGATAACATTGGCGTCCTCATTCTGTATTATGCCCACGTACTCCAAGTCCCCTTTACGCACTAGACTAAGGAATGGGAATTTATCCTTTAGTGTCTTAAAAATTTCATTCATAATCTTCCTATAAATACTGTTAAATATGTATTATGCAAACAGTCCAAAGGTATTTACTATCACAGCTGGTAATAGCCTACGTAAATGGTTATCATGGGAGGAACTCTAACGTGTACGATAGACGATTAACACTACACAGAGGCGTGGATAATCCTGTGACCTTTACATTCAAAAATGAGGATCAAAAGGCACAAGATATTACAACCAAGACGTACGAGTTTAATATGATCGATACGGAGTCTAAAAAAGCTGTAATCACCAAAACGCTTACCATATTAGATGATGGATCTACTGTAAGCACAAAGGGAGATGCTAGTTGTACAATCACAGAAGGCGATCTATTACCATTAGATGCAAAATTTTACAATTTTAGCGTGAGGGAAGTTGCGTCAGATAATTCAAGAACAATCACATATGCAGGCACAGGATATGCGGCCGCTGGTTCGATTGAACTGCTAGATGGTGCATACCCAGAGTTTGTGGCCAGTACTTCAATCAGCAATTTTACAGCATCAAGTGGACCACTGGCCAAGACATCAAGTAACATAGATGCCAAACCAGGTATCAATAATAACACTGCACTACACACCATTGCAATTTACACAACCAACTTCTCGGGTAGCCTGAGGGTGCAAGGCACGATGACTACAAGTCCAGGATCATTAGATTTCTTTGATATTACCATGGACGGTGCCGGATCGGCTACAAATACGTTCTCAAGTTCAAGTACAGTTACTAACTTCAATTTCTTTGGAGTATATGACAGTATCAGATTCAGTTGGGACAACGACGCCAGTAACACTGGTAAGATTGACAAAATCCTATACAGACAGTAAAATATAGTTAATGAATCTTATACAGAATACAATTCTGACTAGTCTGCCTGCGAATAGAAAGAAAACCCCAAGCGGTTGGATCAGTTTCAATGCACCGTGTTGTGTATACAACGGTGAGACTGCTGACAAAAAGAAACGTGGTGGACTGATGACCAGTGCAGACGGAACTGTGAGTTACCATTGTTTCAACTGTGGCTACAAAGCAAACTATGTAGTAGGCCGGAAGTTGAATCAGAAGATGCGAACATTCATGGGCTACATTGGAATAGCAGACGATACCATAAGGAAGATGGCCATAGAGGCCATGCGTGAAGAGGAAGGTGATGTGAAATATGAGAAGAAGAAATTTGTCACGTTCAACAAAAGAGAATTACCCAACGGTGCAAGAAAGCTAGAAATTTGGTTAGAGAAGATGTTAGGTAACTTGTTATCGGCTGATGAGACATCGTCTGTTGATAATTTGCTGAAGTACCTGGAAGGAAGAGGCATAGGTGCTGACTGGTACGACTTCATGTATTCCACAAACAAGAGTTGGGACGTAAACAAAAGATTACTGATACCGTTCTACTGGAGAGGAGACATAGTGGGATTCTCGGGAAGGATGTTTGAACAATCAACAAAGGTCAAATACTACACAGACGTACAACCTGGCTATGTGTTCAACATGGACGCACAGGATTGGTCAAGGAAATTCGTACTTGTAACAGAAGGACCATTTGATGCAATTACCGTTTCTGGTGTGAGTATACTGGGATCGGAGATAAATGATACACAGCGAGAGCTGATAGAAGGGCTAGGTAGACAGATAATAGTAGTACCAGACAGAGATGCACCGGGAGAGAAATTGATTAATCAAGCAACAGAATTTGGATGGAGTGTTGCATTTCCAGAATGGGGAGCAGGAGTCGACGACGTGGCCGATGCTGTAATGAAATATGGAAGACTGTTTACTATACAGTCAATATTAAAAACAACAGAAACAAGTAAATTAAAAATAGATTTGAGGAGAAAGATATATGGATAATATCTTTGTAAATATTACACCATGAATCCCAAACAAAAATATCAACTTTTTAGACAACGTAAGCATTTCTGTACAGCTCCGTGGAACCTATTATATGTAGGAGTCGACGGGTCAATTAGCTCGTGTACACACGGAGGTGTCATGGGAAACCTGCAGGAGCATGATATCACTGAAATATTACCTAATAAGAAATTTAAATCATTAAGAAAAGAAATACTCGAGGACAAGATAACAGATAACTGTAGAAATTGTTTAAAGAGGGAGAACACTTCCAGTGCTGGTGAATTCAAAGGCCTACGAAGCCATTATAACGGGTTGGGTGTACACAGCAGTGTGGATTACACAGACGTGTCTCAGTTTGAACTTTCGGCATTGGATTTACACTGGAGTAGTACCTGTGATCTAAAATGTGTTACTTGCTGGGCTGGACAAAGCAGTAGTATTGCCCGAGAACAGAACAAGCCAGTGCAACACACCCCGACCAAAACTGCTAATCGGATTATCGAGTTTGTTACTGCCAATCAAAGTGGACTGAAAGAAATTTACCTAAGTGGTGGCGAGCCTACATTGATCAAATATAACCTTAAATTATTAAAGCAGATCGAAAAAAGGCCAGACCTAATTATCAGGGTGAATACGAACATGCAGTGGAAACAAGATAATAAAATAGTACAGGAAATACTTAAATTTCCAAATGTATTGTTCACTTGTAGCATAGACGGGACGGGCGAAAAATTCAATTACATAAGACGAGGTGCCAATTGGAACAGAACAATCGAAAACGTAAAGTTTTTACAGGGCCAGCCTAACGTTGACCTCAGGGCTAACACTGTGTTCTTTGTGTTGACCGCCCAGCAACTGCCAGAAATCATTGATTACTTCATGGAAGAAATTGGCAGTGTTGATCACACAATTAATCCTTGTGGCATGGGACAATACCACCTACGTTGCCGTAATTTGTCCAGCGAAATTAAAAGTTTGGTTCGAGAAAATCTAAATAATACTTTCGAAAAGTACAAAGATAACTTGAACATTGCCGGGAATCTTAAGAACTGTATATTGGAATTAGATAAAGAAGGCAGTAGTGTTGAATACAAGGAGTACTTCGATAACATTGATATTTTACAAGGATCTAACTGGCGAAAACTTTATCCGGAGTTGACATGAAGCAGGCTTTGTTAATAGGGTGTGGCAATCAAAGAGGCGAACGTATTGTGAATGGCTGTATAGAAGCCGGTTATTCAGTGACCAACATAGGTTCAGGTGCGTCTGCGATACAGACAGTGAACAACATCAAAATTGAATGGAAAGACTTAGATATCATAAAACTGCACAAGATACTTGTAAAAATTAACCATAAAGTAGACTTTATATTTTTTAACCAAAATGCTTCTAGTTTGTCGAATATAGATTTTACACAACCAAAAAATACACTTGACACATGGGGGCTCGTCAAAAGTTGGGGTCACAGTTATTGGTTGAGTTGTCAATTACCGTATTTCTTGATCAAGACCCTGGAAACAAATCTACATCATGAAACTATAATTGGATGGATGCTTTCCAGTTACATAGACAAAAATAAAGAAGGTGTGGAAACACATCCTGATTACAGCGGTAACAAATATACAAATTACATGTTAATGAAGAATTTTAATACAAAATATCAATGCTTTGGTATAAATCCCGAATTTGAAACTAGTGACAAGATCCAGCTTTTGATCAAAGAAATATGTTCGGGCAGTAAAAAGTGTGATGGTAAAATTTTTTAAGTTGACTAAACGTAATAATACAAATATAGTAAGAGTAAACAATGGCTGAATATAATAACGAAGAACAACACCAGGCTAAGAACTATTCATTTGATGTACAGAAGCTGTATATTGAAATGTTACTAGCGGATGCCGAATCGTTCGCTAGGGCACAGAACATATTCAAACCCGAATCGTTTGATCGTAAGTTGCAACCTATTGCCAAGTTCGTCAAGGACTACATGGACGAATACAAGGTCATGCCGGAGGTTGAACAGATTAACGCATCACACGAAATACAATTGAAACAGGCCAAGGATCTAGACCCAGCACACTTCAACTGGTTGCTAGATGAATTTGAAACATTTTGCAGACACAAGGCACTTGAAAGTGCCATACTATCATCAGCAGACTTACTTGAGAAGGGAGACTACGGTCCTGTAGAGGACATGGTCAAGGAAGCTGTCAGTGTTGGACTCACTAGGGATCTTGGTACAGATTACTTTGAAGATCCAAAGGGCAGACTACAAGCACTCAAAGACAACAACGGACAGATAAGCACAGGGTGGGCGAGCCTTGACAAGAAACTGTTCGGAGGATTCAACAGAGGAGAGCTGAACATCTTCGCAGGAGGATCTGGAGCAGGTAAGAGTTTATTCTTACAGAATCTCGCAGTCAACTGGGCAACAGCCGGATTGAATGTTTGCTACATCTCTTTTGAATTATCTGAGGCCCTCACTGCCATGAGGCTAGATGCAATGATGACTAACATTCCCACTAAATCCGTAATGAAGAATCTCGATGACGTTGAAATAAAAGTTAGGATGTTGGCCAAGAAGTCAGGTAACTTGCAGATCAAATACTTGCCGAGTGGTAGTAATGTGCTGGACATAAGAACATATCTCAAAGAACTAGAACTTAAATCAAAGAAGAAAATAGATTGTATACTGATTGATTACTTGGATCTAATGATGCCTAAAAGCAAAAGGATATCACCAGCAGACTTGTTTATCAAAGACAAGTATGTGTCAGAGGAATTGAGGAACTTGGTTGTTGAGAAACAATGTGTGTTGGCAACAGCATCACAGTTGAACAGGGCATCCGTTGAAGAGATAGAGTTTGATCACTCTCACATATCAGGCGGACTATCCAAGATACAGACAGCAGATAACGTGATAGGTATATTCACAAGTAGAGCCATGAAAGAGCGAGGAAGATATCAGATACAGTTCATGAAGACCAGATCAAGTTCTGGTGTTGGACAGAAAGTAGACTTAGAATTTGATGTAGACAGTTTGAGAATCAGCAGTCTAGATGAAGAAGAATCACAGAGCTATAACCAGGCAGGTAAGAACAAGATATACGATTCACTGAAACAAACTTCAAAAGTAACAGCGGACACAGCCGGAGCTCCTAAAGCCAATTCACTACCTGATCCCAGGAAGGGAGACAACCTGGGTGTCAAAGTCAAAGGTACAGCAGAAGGCAGTCAGTTGAGGAAACTGCTAAACGAACTGCACTCAGATGAAGAACAATAAAGATATTAAATTTATCTACGAGAAATTAAGTTCTCTTTACCCAAACTATTCAAACAAGAAACCCGAAGCAAAAATATACTCTAAAGCATACACCAGCCTGATAGGAGTAATGTTGTCTGCTCAATCACAAGACAAGAGAACTGCTGTTGCTTGTAGACAACTGTTTGCGTTAGCAGACTCACCAGAAGGTATGATAAAGCTATCCCAAGAGGAAATAATAGAAGCAATCAGACCTGCTGGACTGTTCAATGCTAAAAGTAAAAACATACTAGCAACCAGTAAAATGTTGCTAGAAGAGTTTGATGGACGTGTGCCAAACACACAGAAAGAGCTCATGAGTTTGCCTGGTGTTGGACGTAAAAGTTCAGACATAGTGATGAGATTTGTTTTCGGAGAACCTCACATAGCAGTGGACACACACGTGTTTAGAATGCTGTGGAGACTAGGATGGGCAGACAGCCTGGACGAGGGCAAGGCCTCGATAACAGTGAATAACACAACACCAAGCGACTACAAGTATGGTGCACACATGTGGTTGATAACACATGCCAAATACGTGTGCAGATCCAGGACACCAAATTGTAATGAGTGTGTTATATCCAATGCTTGTGATAGAAGAGACATAGATATCCCAAAGAATCGGTTGCGTCAAAAAGTATAACATTAGATAATTCAGTCACAAAAAAAGGGCAATATTTCTACCGCCCTTTTTAAATTAATAAACTAGAATGTTAACTTAATTCCAGCTGACATACCCGAGATATCTTTACTACCTGCGATTTTGTCTTGCATTTCGTATCCTGCATATAGAGAGAAGCTATCTGTGATAGACTTCGTAGCCCCTACCGTAGTGTACGCTGTACCATCTTTGATCTCACCGTATCCTAGAGCAACCGTAGTATCACCAATAACGTGAGTCACAGCTACTTCATTTGCTTTTGTTTCTAGATTTGCGGCAGTTTCTTTGATAGTGTGGTTAAACGCAACAGTTGTCGCTTCAGACAGATTGTAAGTTGCCCCTAGACCCCTGTAGTCAACATTGTTAACTTTGTCATCTGACATACCTGCAACAAGCGTTAGACTTCCCATATCATATGATACAGTTGATTCTATAACGTCTGCTCCTGATTTACCAGTTGAACCATCTACTTTAGCCAGTGAGTCAAATGTAAGACCTCCAAGCTCAGTAGAGTAAACCACAGTGTGACTGTCTCTAGAGAAAAGTTTCTGTACAGCTTTGTTTCCATATTCTGGGAACACATCTGTTGTTGCAGTTACTTTCTTGAAGACAGAGTTCTGTCTACCAGCTGACACTTTACCTAATGGTCCCATGTCAATACCTGCGTAAGCAAGTTTTGAATCCAATGGGTTAGATCCTGTGTCGTCTGTGTCCACACCAAGTTCTATTTTAGCGAAACCTGATACTCCGTCAACTAGTTCTTCACTGATGTCAACACCAATGCTAGAACCGTTGTCTTCGGCCTTCAGCACTGATTTTCCATTAACGTCCTCGTCATTCCCCATTCTGTAGTTTAGAGAACCGTAAACATTAATTTCAGCCGCTTCGGCTGGTGCTGGTTTAAACAGTGACCATGCTACGATGGCCGCCACTATCGCTACACCTACTGCGATCTTCTTTTTATTGTTCTTAATCATATCTTTGTTTTTTCCTTTTGGTTATGATTTAGATTGATAATGCGAACACTGGCCTGTGTTCGCTCTGGATTGTAAGACATATTTATCAAAATTGCAACCTTAGATACACATTTTTATTACCAGATTAATCTCCCTACCCCGCCACGTGGGCCGTAAATAAGGTTGCTCATGATCAACCAAAGACTGTTCAAACACTACAAGATCGACACTGCCAAGGATCTCCAGATAAAGAAACGTTGTCCGAGACCATTCGATACCATACTGATAGACAAGATGGGTTCCTGCTATGCATGTGAGTGCCAGTCATGGTTGCCACAGAGCATAGGCAATCTGCAGGTCAAACTGCTTGGTGAGATTATCGAGGGCAATGCGATGCGTAAGCACCTGCAGGGCTCCATCACTGACAGCTCTTATCGTTACTGCAACGAACACCAGTGTTCCTACATCAGGTCTAATGTTGTGTTGCATGGCCAGTCGGAACGCCTACAGCACCTAAGGTTGGCAATAGATGACAGCTGTAACCTGAGGTGTCCAAGCTGTAGGAAAGGCATGATATTCCACAAGGAAGGATCTGCATACAACCTGGGCATACGACTCGCGGACAGGATATTGGATTGGCTATATGATCTCAAACACCCCATACAGGTCCACATAGGATCGGACGGTGATCCGTTTGCCTCACACGTGTACAGGCACTTCATGGAGCAAACACCGGAGCGTGACAACATCGAGTACAGCATCTTGACCAATGGCCTCATGTTCAAGGAGTTCCACACTCGTGTTCCTAATGTGATACGGAACCTCAAAGATCTGGGAGTCAGCATCGACGGTGCAAGTAAAGAAACATATGAAAAACTTAGACTGGGTGGCAAGTGGGACAAGATCAACGAGAACCTCGAGTGCATGGCCGATCTCAAACAAAAGCACAACTTCTACTTTGGCCTGCACATGGTCGTACAACAAGACAACTGGCACGAGATAGAATCCATGCTGGCACTAGGACACAGGTACAATGTGGACAGGGTCTACTTCAACAAGATAGAGGACTGGAACACAAATATTGACTTTGCATCACAGACATTTACAGAGTTAGAGGAATTCAAACAAACCATACTGCGTGTCAGTAAAGACCCTATTGCTTGGAATAACGTTGTTACCTTAACTTAGAACCAAACTGTTGCAGTAACAAACTAGCGAACCTTTCGTGGTGTTCAACCCCGTAATGTATACCATCACCGGCAAAGTTAGGCTCGGTATGTAGGTCTCTTGCTGTGTGCATGTTCCAGTGGGGCCAACAGTTCTTTATTGTGTACTCATCTAGAACATTTAATCCTTTGATGTGTTCATGGTATGAATCCTGTGCGAAACAATGGAATGTCTTGCAGTTGTTCTTCTCTGCGTACTTCTCAACGAAGAAAACATTCTTGAGGAAATTATTTTTGTCTGTGTCGGCATCCTCTGTTTTTAATTTTTTATTATCGGCTGTCAAACTTTCTGCATACTTGCTTAGTCGTTCCCTGCGACTCCATGCTGGCCAACAAACAATCACTATGCGGGGATCAATTATTTTTTCACAGCCATACAGTATCCTGACAACCTTGTCGGCACTAGCGCCGGGCTGTCCCAGATTCCAGTATCTCAATCTTGTTGTATTGTGTTGTGACACATGATGTACCCAGTGTTCGTTGTCTTCCAGGCCTACGCCGTAAGTGTGACTGCACCCAAGCACCGCAACATTCTTTTTACCGTCCGGCATAGGATCCCAACTGGGACATCTGTATCCGTGAGACGACTCCGGTAGTTCGCGATCTGTGTAGTATCCAAATTTCATTGTACAATTAATTATTGTGTTTTTGGTGTGCCCGGCATGATTCGAACATGCGACCTTCGGTTTAGGAAACCAACATTCTATCCAACTGAACTACGGGCACTTGTTAGTGGCGGTCCCTGGGAGAATCGAACTCCCCTTTGCAGGAT